AAATGGCAAATAAAATTGTTAAATATCAACTAGACAACGGTACAATCCCAACTTGGATTGGAGACGGTGGTTACTATCCAGATCCAAACGAAGTTATGATTGGAGCAACTGTAGATGGTTCGGATGAAACTGGACTTGGTGAACTTGTAAGTGAAGCAGATGTAAAAACGTATTTAGATACATACACATCTTCTTGGACTGAACCAGATGAAAGTTCTGATGATCCAAGTGCAACTGTACCTTTTGATCAAGCACAAGCTGCTAGTTATATTTGGTCTAAGAAAATAGATTAGGTAGTTAAATGGCTAACTACCCTCAACTCGATAACTCTTCGGGAGTTTGGAACTTGCGTGATGTATATGACGCGGTTATGGGTGGGTATTGGCCTAATTTTTCATCAAAAGGTATAGCTGGTGGTGGAAATACACCAAGTGCAACAAGTGTAATACAATCAGTTACAATTGCTTCTGATGGTAATGCATCTGTTTTTGGTGATTTAATTATATCAAGTGCTTTTAGAGGATCTTGTGCTAGTTTTGTAAGAGGTCTATGGTGTGGAGGATATACTCCAAGTATTGTAAACAACATTGATTATATAACAATCAAGACAGAGGGTAATGCTGCAGATTTTGGTAATTTAACAGCTTCTAGAGAGGGTGTGTCAATGACATCTAATTCAATTAGAGGTCTTGCAATGGGTGGAAGTACTCCTAGTGTTTCTAATATTATAGATTATGTAACAATTGCTTCAATTGGAGATGCAACAGATTTTGGCGATTTGACTACTGCTACAGGATATACTCAAGCTCAAGCATCACCAACAAGAGCGGTTCGTTTAGGGGGCTATACTCCTACTAAAATTGATACTATTGATTTTGTAGAAATTGGAACAACAGGTAACGCAGTTGATTTTGGTAATTTATCACAAGCAAGGGCAGCAATAGCAGGAGCTTCATCTTCAACAAGAGCCGTTGCAATGGGAGGTTATTCTCCAACAGTAAGAAATACAATTGATTTTATAACAACCGCATCGCAGGGTAATGCAACTGATTATGGTGATTTAACTTCTGCTACTTATACACAAGGAGGAGTTTCTAATTCAACTCGTGCACTTTCAATGGGTGGTTTAGCACCAGGAATAACAAATACTATAGAAAAATTAACAATATCTACTGGAGGTACTGCAACAGATTTTGGTGATTTAGTTTTTTCTACATCACAATTAGCTTCTTGTTCAGACTCACACGGCGGACTAAACGACGGGTATCAAGGAACAAGACCAATACCTTTTCAAGAAAATGGTGGAGATTTAGGATTAATGCAAGGTAATGCACAAGGAATAGGTTTTGTTAATATATCTAGCACAGGAAACCAACAATTTTTTGGTAATTGGGAAGTAACTGCTCATCAAGGAGCAGGAGTTGCAAGTAAGACAAGAGGTATTCGTTTAGGAGGTAGATCTCCTAGTTATTTTAATAATATAGGATATGTAGAATTTGCAACAAAAGGAAATGGAGCAGATTTTGGAGACCTTACTCAAGACGTAGCTTACGCTAATTCAGTTGGTAACAACACTAGAGGAATAAGAGGAGGAGGTCAAGCAGGTCCTTCAGTTACTAATGTTATTGATTATATAACTATGGCCTCATTTGGTAATGCTGCTGATTTTGGAGATACAACTGTCACTAAAGCAGAAAGAATAGGCGGACAATGTAATAATAATAGTAGAGGTATTTTTGCAGGAGGTGGAGGAGCGCCTTATACAGATGTAATAGAGTATGTAACAATTGCTACAGTAGGTAACGGTACAGATTTTGGTAATTTACTTTCAGCAACATCTTATAATTCAATGTCTGGTTCTGATACCAGAGGTATTATGGCTGGAGGACTTAACCCATCATTTACCAATGTTATTCAATATATAACTATTGCAACAACTGGTAATGCAACAGACTTTGGGGATTTAACTGTAGCGAGGTCAGCTTGTGCAGCAAATACCAATAGGGTTAGATCTATTAATAGTGGAGGTTATACAGGCAGTAATTCAGACGTAATAGATTATATAACTATAGCTTCAACTGGTAATGCTCAAGATTTTGGAGATTTAATAGCAGCAGCTGAAGTTTATAACACAATGTCTAACGGACATGGAGGGTTAGTAGGTGGCTAGATCAACAACATTTAAATATACTGTAACAGTCGTTTCAGATAGCGGAAACAAATATGCTATTGATGGTAACACTCAACAATATGTTGTTTTGTTTCCAGGATGCACATACGAATTTAATCAAGACGATAGTTCTAATGGTGGACACCCATTAAGGTTTTCAGAAACATCTGATGGTACACACAACTCTGGATCAGAATACACAACAGGAGTTACAACATCTGGTACACCAGGTTCAGCTACAGCATTTACAAAAATAGAAGTTACAACTTCTACACCAGTTATATTATATTACTATTGTACTCAACACTCAGGTATGGGTGGTAATGTAGATATACCAGGAGGCAGTGGATCAGGGCACACGGATAGAGCAGCATTTGCAGGAGGTTTTGCTCCAGCTGCTAATAATACAATAGATTACATACAAATTTCAACAGAAGGTAATGCATCTGATTTTGGTGATTTAACACAAGCAAGAGGAGATTGTGTGGGTGGTTCTTCTACAACTAGAGGAATTCAGGCTGGAGGTGATGCTAGTCCTGTTACAGATAAATCTGCTGTAATTGATTATTTTCAATTTGCTACAAAAGGTAATGCTGCTGATTTTGGTGATTTAACACAAGGAAGAACACAACTAAATGCTGGATCAATGTCTAATAAAACTAGAGTTATTTTTGGCCCTGGATATGTATCTCCAGCTGGTTCACAAAATATTATAGATTTTATAACTATAACAAGTATGGGTAACGCTGTTGATTTTGGAGACAGATACATTGGTGATGGTTGGAGATCAAGTGGTGGTGCAGCTAGTTCTACAAGAGCTATTTTTTCTGGAGGAAGAGGACCTAGTGGAAATACAAATGTTATGGATTATGTAACACTTGCATCGACTGGTAACTCAACAGACTTTGGAGATCAAACTGTAGAACGAAGATATTTAGCTGGTCTTTCATCTTCAACAAGAGCAGTATATGGTGCAGGTAGGGGACCTTCTCCAGTTCTTAATACCATGGATTATGTAACAATTGCTTCAACGGGTAACGCTACAGATTTTGGAGATTTATTAAGTTCATACACTAATCCTGGAACTTCTTCCAATTCAGTTAGAGGTATATTTACTGGTGGTACTTCTCCAGAAAGTAATAACACTATTCAATATATTACAATTGCATCAACAGGTAATGCTACAAATTTTGGAGACTTAACTGTAACTAGAGGAAATTGTTTTGGCTCATCAGGATCACATGGAGGTTTACAATAATGTCTAATTCAGGAAAAGTTTGGAATATACGAGAAGCTTATAAAAAACAAAGAGGTAATGAATGGTCTTTAGGATCAGGCAAAGGATTTTTTATGGGGGGAGGAACACCATCTCAAATTGCAGACATTACTACAATAAACCTAAATACTACAGGTAATGCTTCAGATTTTGGTGGAGATCTTTTAGCTAGTCAAGGAGGAGCTGGAAAAGGTTCTAATGCAGGATCTCCTACTAGAATTGTATATGGTGGTGGAGCAACTACACCTGCTGCACCTGCGAATGAAGCATCTGTTCAAATATCTTATTTTGTTCCAACCAGTAGTGGAAGCGCAGCATACTTTGGAGATCTTACAAACAGAAGAAGTAGTTTGATGTCTTTATCTAGTAATACTAGAGCAGTGTTTGGAGGGGGTTATGATTATGCAGGAGCACCTGCGCCATCAGGAACTAATAAAGATATAATAGATTTTATTACAATTCAAAGTTTAGGTAATGCTACAGATTTTGGAGATTTACAACAAACTAAACAAAATGGAGCTACATGTGGAAGTAGTGTTAGAGGACTTTTTGTTGCTGGTCATAGTCCAGGTGGCACCCTTAATCAAGTAGATTATATAACTATTGCTTCTACTGGTAATGCATCTGATTTTGGAGATTTAGCAGCTATAAGCGAAAGTTTTAGTGGAAGTGGTGATAATATAAGAGGAATAGTAGGGGGAGGTAATCAAGGTCCATATGCAGGTATGGATTTTTTTACAATAGCAACTACTGGTAACTCAACTAACTTTGGAGATTTAACACAAGCTAGAAGAGATTTAGGATCTACTTCAAATCAAATAAGACAAACTTTTGCTGGAGGAGCAGACCCTAATTTAACTAATATAATAGATTTTATAACTATTGCCAATTTAGGAAATGCGTCAGACTTTGGAGATTTAACTGCAGCTAACAGAGGTTTATCAGGATCTTCTGATAGCCACAATGGTTTAGAGTTAGGTTTCTTTCCAAGAGAATCAGTAACCTATATGCCTGGATCAGGGAGAGGTTTAGTTCAAGGAGTTGGAACTCCTTATAATGCTAATGTAAATTTTATTGACATACCAACATTAGGTAATTCAGTTGAGTTTGGAGATTTAACTCAAGCTAGAACTTATTCTGCTGGTGTTAGTTCAGTAACTAGAGCAGTTGCAGGTGGGGGTAGTAGTCCGGGTTTAGATAATAGAATTGATGCAGTAGAAATGGCTAGCCGAGGTAATTATTTTGATTTTGGAAACTTGTCAGTTACTAGATCTAGAGCAGCAGGTTTTGGTAGTACTACAAGAGGATGCATTGCTGGTGGAGACACACCATCAAAATCTGATGTAATAGATTATATTACAATTGCAAGTGCAGGTAATGCAACTGATTTTGGAAATCTAACTGAAGCTAGAACAGATAAACCTGGAGGTTTATCTAGTTCAACAAGAGGTGTTGTAGCTGGAGGTGCAACTGGATCAGATAATGAAGCAGATGTAATAGATTATGTAACAATAGCATCTACTGGTAATGCAACAGATTTTGGTAATTTAAGTATTGGTAGAGCTTATTTTAATGGTATATCATCTTCTACAAGAGGAGTATTCTCTTCTGGTTTATCTACACCATCTTCTCCTTATGGAGGAGCAGTAATAGATTATGTAACAATTTCATCAACAGGTAATGCAACAGATTTTGGAGATCCTACTCAAAATAGATATGGTCCTGCAGGAATGAGTAATTCAATTAGAGGTGTGTTTGCAGGTGGTAGATTAGCACCAAACAATTATAATGTTATAGATTACATAACAATCGCTTCAACAGGAAACGCTGCAGATTTTGGAGATTTATCAAATACAGGTGAATGTTTAAATGGTGTTTCAGACTCACATGGTGGTTTACAAGCTTAATAAAATAGTGTAGTATCCTACAAAATGAAAGATATATTTTTCCTACACGGGTTACCGCGTGCTGGCAATACTGTATTTGGCTCTATTATGAATCAAAACAAAGATGTAGCTGTAACAGCTAATAGTATTTGTGCCGATATAATTGGTGAAATATATTCATTACAAAACACAGATATATTTAAAAATTTTCCAGACTACAATTCATTACAAAATGTGGCTAAAAATGTTTTAAATAATTATTATAAAGATTGGAAACAAGATTACATTATAGATAGAGCTCCTTGGGGTTTTCCTATAAATTTAAAATCTTTAAAAAAAATAAAAAAAGATATTAAAATTATTGTTTTAGTTAGAGACATAATAGAAGTATTAGGTTCTTTCTTAGACTGGTCTGAAAGAGAATCCTCTTCTTTTGTAAATAAATACGCAGCCAAAACAAGAGAAGAAAAATGTCATATGCTTATGAACAAAGAAGGTATAATAGTAAAAGAATTAATAGGTATAAAACATCTATTAAACTACCAACCTAAAGAATTATACCACATAGTTGATTTCAAAGACTTGGTTAAAGACACAGAAAATACAATAAATAGTGTGTATAACTTTTTAGGTATACCCAAGGTAAAACATGATTTTGATAATATAAAACAATTTAAAGTAAATAATATGGTTTACGATGATGCTATCTTAGGAAATGGATTGCATACTTTAAAAGAAGGTGCTATAAAAGAATATAAAGAAGAATATAATGCTTACAATATTGTGCCAAAAAGTATTATAGACGAATATAAACAATGTAACTTTTGGATAAAATGAAAGAAGAATTATTACAGTTATTTCCTACACCTTTATTAATTGTACCTTACGAAGAATCAATTGATAAAGAGCTAGCATATTTAAAAACTATTAGTTATCGTGAGCAACAACAAAATGGTAATTATAGATCTGATGATTCGTACCTGTTACGTAAAGAAGAATTAAAAAACATAGAAACATTTTTATCAGAGGCTGTAGATAAATTTACTAAAAATGTATTAAACTCAAAACAAAGATTAGTAATTACTCAGTGTTGGGCTAATAGAAATCCAAAAGGATCCAAACATCATGAACACTTACATCCAAATAGTATCATATCTGGTGTGATGTATTTTCAAATAAATGAAAAATTACCACCTATACAATTTTCAAAAACAAATCAAGATGGTATAAAATTAGATCCTATAAAATATAATCATGTAAACTCAGAATCTTTTTTATTACCTTGTAAACCAGGTGAATTAATATTATTTCCATCTTCACTGAAACATAGCGTACCAATTAATCAAGGTGAAGAAGATAGAATAAGTGTATCATTTAATACGTTTTGTATTGACGTTATTGGATCAGAAAAATCACTAACTCATTTAGATATAAGGAGGTTAATGAATGAGCACAATTAAAAACTATATATACGTAAAAAATCACATACCAAAAGATGTATGTGAGGCATTGATAGATGAATGCAACAATGGTATCTGGAAAAAACATGCTTGGAATAATTATGCTACAGGAACAACTTCATCAGAACCTACAAAAGAATTAGATGTTATGAATTGTACTAAAGAACAACAAGCAAAGATAACACCATATTTAGTTAAAGCATTAAGTGAGTATCAAGAAAAACATAGTACACCAGGAGAAAAGACTCAAGCACCGTGGTTACATAAGTTTAGTCCAATAAGATTTAACAGATATCAAGTTGGCACCATGATGAGAGAACACTATGATCATATACACAGTATATTTGATGGTCAAATGAAAGGTGTTCCGATAGTATCTATTGTAGCTAATTTAAATGAAGACTATGAGGGCTGTGAATTTTATTGCAGAGGAGAGAAAATTGAGTTAAAAACAGGTGATATACTACTATTTCCATCTAACTTTATGTATCCGCATGAGGTAAGGGAAACAATAAAAGGCACCCGATACTCTTTTGTAAGCTGGGCTTTTTAATATATAATGAGGTTATATGTTACAAAAAATAGGTTTTCAACCAGGATTCAACAAACAAATTACAGAAACCACAGCTGAAGGACAATGGGTAGGTGGTGATAATGTACGTTTTAGATATGGTACACCTGAAAAAATAGGTGGCTGGTCACAGTTAGGTGAGTCAAAACTTACAGGAGCCGCAAGAGCTTTACATCATTTGGTTAACAAATCTGGTAACAAGTTTGCAATTATAGGCACAAACAGGATTTTATACGCTTACACAGGAGGTGTATTCTATGACATTCACCCTATCAAAACTACCACAACATTAACTAATGCATTTAGTACAACGAATGGTTCTGCAACAGTCACTTTAACATTTAGCACGGACCACGGAATACAAGAAAATGATATTATACTTTTAGATAATTTTACAGCTATTACAAACTCTAACTACTCAGCGTCAGATTTTGATGATAAAAAATTTATGGTAACAAGTGTACCAACAGCTACCACTTTAACTATTACAATGCCATCTAATGAGA